GTCACCTCTGAAATAAAAATCATACTCACCAGACTGGAACCCTGGAGAGGTTTTGGAGAACTGGAGTTCCCACTTAATAGTTCTACCAATCTTTTCTTCAATTAATTTATCTCCTACCTTGATCTTGCCCTTAATCGCTTGATTGTCTGACTCTGAAGAAAAGAGTTTAACAATACATGAGGAATAAAACTTAGTAGCCTGACCACCAGAAGGCTGCTGGCTAGTATACATAGCATTGATATTGTTACGAGACTGAGAAATAAGAACAAGCAAAGTTGGCTTAACTTTATTGTTTGCATAGTTAAGCATTTTCCATGCGTTACTAAAGTCACGGGATTCTGCTCCAATCTGTTTTGTATTTTCTAAGGCTTTCATTTCATCTGTATCTTTTTCAAAATAGATTGCTGGAAGCATTGATGTAATAGAGTCTACCACTATTAAATCAACTCCAGCATTCATTAAGCCAACACCAACATCTACCATGTCACTAATAGTTCTTGCTTGTGAGTAGATTAGTTTTTCTGGATCTACCCCCAAAGTTCTAGCCCAGTCTTCTGAGTATGACATTTCTGAATCAATCCAAGCACACAGTTTTCCTTCTGCTTGCGCTAGAGCAATCATCTGAAGGCACATAGAAGACTTTGCAGAAGACTTTGAACCCCAGATAAGAACTTGTCTGCCATATGGTAGACCGCCTCCCAGTGCACGGTTTAATCCGTAACTAGGTGTAGGCTGGTATTCATAGTTTACACCTACTCCAGTACCTAATCTTTTTCTCAACTTAGGATCAAGTTGTGCTAACGCTTCTTCTATACTAACTGACATGTACATCCTCCAATGTGACTGTTCCGTCTTTTGTCTTTCCAAAACTAAACTTATAAGATTTTCCTTCTTCAATGTGCATATATGCTTTTGCAAAAGATGTTGGGAAAACTGTAATTGAATGAAGATCTCTGCTTGTATCTGCAAGTGTAAGAGATGCCATCTTCTTTCCAGCCTTTGTAATCCTTGGCTTAAAGGATACAACAAACATTTCATCATCCTTGTACGGCAACTGCTTGTAACTTAAAAACTTTACTAGAGCATGAGATGATTCTTTTATCTCATCAGAAGGTATGAAAGAAACAATCCTGTTATCATTACACAAGACAAGATAAGAACGACCCGTCTCAATAGTTGTATTCTCATCATCAAATATACCCACAGACCCAGTCTTATCCAAAATTTCAACTCGTGACCATCCTGTTCCCCTTTTAATAGATTTTACCATACCCATAAAAATGTATGATCCTTTTTCTTCAAAGTCAACAATGTCCTGAATGAATGCATAGTAGTGAGAAGGTATAGTAATATTAAACTCTGGAAGGTTTAGGTACTCATACAGGTTCTCTTTAATCTCCTGATCATTTCTAGGATTATCATTAAATGTTGCTGCGCCAATTACCCTAAGTGCTTGGAGTGCACGACTGTTTACTCCGTTGCCCTTGGTGAATGTGAATTCTTCAAGTTCTTTGTACGAATTGAATGGTCGTGCCGATATGTATCGTTCACCAATCTTGTCAGATATGAACTTGATAGCACTGAGTCCAAACCGAATACCTTTACCCTCAATCTTAAAATCAATATCCGAATCGTTAATGTGAGGTAACTTAATGCTAATTCCCATTCTTTTTGCTTCAATAAGATATTCAGTTCTCGCATCTTTATCCTTTTCATTCTTTAGCACTGAGTACATAAACTCAAGTGGATAATAATATTTTAGCCATGCTGTCCAATAGGATAGTGTTGAGTATGCTACTGCGTGAGACTTGTTAAATGAGTACCCTGCGTGAGCCTCAAAGTCATGCCATAGGTCACGAGCAAGGTTTGGAGAGATAAACTTAGAGGCACCCTCTACGAACCTCTCTTTAAACTGATCAAACTCTTTAGCATCTTTTTTCTTGCCAATGATCTTTCTAACTTTATCTGCTTCCGACATGGACATACCGCCAAGGTGTACGCATGCTTGCATAACTTGTTCCTGGTAAAGAATACAGCCATAAGTGTCCTCCGTAAATTGTTTTAATACTTGGTGTGTGTAAGAAATGTTTTGACGACCATGTTTGCGATCAACATAATCCTTACCAATAGTATTCATTGCACCTGGACGAACAAGAGCATTTGATGCTGCAAGTTCGTTTAGATTCTTAACACCCATCTTAACAAGAAGGTTTGTGTATGGTGCTGCTTCACACTGGAACACACCCTTTGTATATCCATCAGACAGCATCTGATAAACATTGGCATCATCCATCTTAATCTTAAGAAGGTCAATCTTTTTTCCATCTCGTTCTTTAATAATATCAATTGTGTTCTTAAGAACAGATAAAGTCTTAAGACCCAAAGCATCAATCTTAATTAAGCCAATTCTCTCAGCCTCTTCCATATCAACACCAACGACTGGAATTCTTTCATCAGATCCAGTAGAAGATCTTGTTTCAAGTGGTGCGTACCTAAAGATTGGTTCTTTTGCAGTTACAACACCTGCTGCGTGAATACCTGTACCACGAATTCGACCACGTAGTTGCTCTCCATAAACTTCTACTTCTGGATACTTCTCACGAAACTCTCGTGTTGATTTAGATGTGCAGAAGTCATCCCAAGTATCAACAGTCTTTAAAACCTTGTTTACATCTGACAAAGGAATATTTAGTACTCGTGAAACATCTCTAACAATTCCTTTGCCTGTAAATTCAAGGAAGGTGGCGATGGATGCCACGTGTCTATACTGTCTAACAAGATAATCTTTTACTTCTTCACGACGAGTATCTTGAATATCTGTATCGATATCTGGAAAGTCATTACGATCTGGATTGATAAAGCGGAAGAACAAAAGATTGTGTTCAATAGGGTCAATGTCTGTAATCTTTAGTGCGTAGCAAACAAGAGAGCCAGCAGATGAACCACGACCTGGGCCAACCATAATCTCTTCTTTCTTGGCCCAGTTAATCATATTACTTACAACAAGGAAGTATGGAGCAAACTTCTTATCTTTAATAATCTGTAACTCTTCTTCAAGTCTGTCAAGGTACTCTTGGTTTTCTGACAAACCTCGCTCTGCCAAACCTTCCAAAGCAACCTTTGCAAGTTCCTTGTCAGGACTCTTGTACTGTACTGGTAGTAGGTTTAATCCTTCTTGAATTCCATAGTCTCCTACTGTCTCTGCTAATAGGATTGTGTTTGAGTAGATGTCAGGTCTATCAATACCCTGCGCTTCCATGGCTGCCTTGATCTCTTCATAAGATAGAAGATGGATATCAAACTTATTAAATGACATTTGACGATCTGCGCCATAAAGATAATCAAGGCGCTCCATCATGTTGCCCTTTTTCTTTGACTTCTCATATGTTGCATCTTTTACAAACTTACCATGTGTGTTCATAAGCAACTTAAACTCTTGAACTTCTTTTTGTGATGGATCAACATGGTGGCAGTCTGGTGTAACAATAACTTTGATATCAAATTCATCCGCAAGTTGTATTAAATACTTATTTATGTGTGCTTCATTGTGAGGCATAACCTCAATGTAGTAGTCATCAGCAAAGCGCTCTTTGAACCAAGAGATATATTTCTTTGCGAGAGCAAACTCTTCTTCCTCAAGTGCTTTAACTAAAACGCTACTTGGGCAAGCAGAAGAAACAATAATTCCTTCTTTATATTTTTCTAATATACTAAAATCAAATCTTGGCTTCTTAAAGAAACCATCTGTCCAAGATAGTTCACTAATCTTGTTAAGGTTTTCCAAACCAATTTGATTCTTGGCTAGAAGGATAATGTGATTGTAGACAAGATCTTGTTGACCTTCTCTTTCAGACTTATCTCGTGTATCAGATATGTCTGCACACATGTATCCTTCTAGACCTAGAATTGGCTTAATGCCCTTTGCTTTTGCAATACGGTGCAGTTCCCTATGCCCAGATAAAGTACCGTGGTCAGTGATGGCAATTGCTGGCATCCCTAACTCAACTGCACGGTTCACGTATTCTTCTGGAGTAGCAATCCCATCAAATAAACTGAAATGGGTGTGGACATGTAAGCCGACGTAGTTCATATTACCAATCAGCGTTTGTTGCTGAAGTGGCAGATGGGCCATCAAAGCCCAAATAGAACGCTTCTTGTTCTGCGTAAGGAACCTTGCGTAGTGCAGACTCTAGTGGGTAAGGCTTAATGTCTCCCCAGTTGAATGGCTCCTTATCTGGTGCAGATGGAATTAGTGTGTAATTGGTTTCAGTTCCCTGACCATTACGCTTTAACTTCCACTGTACATTTGAGATGCTTCCTGTTTCAAGTGCATACTCACGAATTGTGTTGAATGATGATTGCTTGCTGATACCCATTGACCAGATTGCAACATATGGTGCTTCAATGCCGTCGTCAACTAGAACGTTGCAATAGAAACGAAGACGTGCTCTCCAGCCAGCCTTTGGATCCTTGCGGTGCATTTCTTCTGCCCAGTCACGACCTTCTGTGTCCATTGTATCTACAGCCTTGCGCTTGTAGTCCTTTGGATTTGTGTGTTCTGATACAACGATTGCTAGACCACGATCAGGACTGTAGTTTGCTGAGTCCTCATCTAGTTCTTCTAAGAATCTAATCTTTACTGATTGTCCATCAGCAAGTTTTAGCCACTTAACCTTTGGGCCGTCGCCACCCTTTGGACCATCTAGTACTGGTCCCATTTCTTTGATTCCTCTTAGTATTGCCATGTGTTTTCTCTTTTCTGTATTATGTTAGTTTAGCATAGACTGTATTGATTTGTCAAACTGGAAGTCCAGTTCTTGAATTGACTTATCGTCCATGTCGCCTATATCTTTATATTCTTTATTTAATTGTATTACAGATACACGAGAACCAAGTTTTTCAACTATCTTAGTTTTCATATTTCCACCTGCTTCATCGTTATCCGCAATGACAATTATATCATTAAAGTACTTCTGAAGCAATTCTATTTGTATGTTTGACACATTAGATCCCAATGTTGCTACTGCTGGAAAGCCACACTGGTCAAGCCTAATGGCATCAAATGATGATTCAACTATGTAGACTTTACCAGAAGTCTTAACTCTATGAAGGTTAAACAGTGTTTTAGACTTTGGCAGACCTGGGGTGTTCTTAAACTCTTTGCCCTCAATAGATCTTCCAACAAATCCAATTGCTAATCCGTCTGGACTATGTACTGGAACAGTTACCATATCTTGTTTTTCTGAATAGCCTAAAGAAAATTTTGATGCTGACTCTTTGGTAATTTTCCTATAGTTAAAATAATCTTTTGCTCTGCTAGAAGATAGTAATTCATTATGTAGTCTTTTGATAACAACCTCGTCAAACAAAGTAAACTCTGGTTTTTTATAAAGGGCCCTGTCTACATCCTGTTCTATGCTTGTTTCTGTTTCTTTGCTTTTGATAAATCTTGCAGCCTCAAAGTATGTTCTATTAGACATGTGCATAACAAACTCTGTCAATCCCGTAACGTGGTGACAAGCAAAACAGAAGAATGTTCCATTTGACTTGTCTATTTCTCCTGCTGGGGTCCTGTTGTTATTGTGATATGGACAGAAAATAATATAGTCTGAGTCAACCTCAGACTCAATCGTTACACCTGTTCCCGTGAGAACTCTTTTGATTTGCTCTTTTGTATAAAGATTGGTGTGCTTACGTCTATTCCTGCTATCCATTCGCTTTGTCTTCTTCCCGTGTATGTCCCGTGTACTGTTAGTTGAAACTCAAAATATTTTTTCTTGTGGTTATAGTCTAGCGTAAAATCTGGAGTTATGTCAAGCCGTGGCACATATCCTGATAGTCGCATTTCTGAATCCAGGAGCCTGATGTATTCATCCTTCAGCCTACCAAGCGCTGACTCATCGTGGATGACCCCGTCAAGATAGAACTTTTTGATAGGTCTATGGTGATAGAAGGTAGGAGGAAGATTCTCGTGCTGCATACCATATTATAACTACTTATCTTCATAATCTTTATATCTGTAGTATCCCTTGTCAAAGTCAACCTGTACAAGGAAGTCTCCCATAAACCCATTACGGTTCTTTCTAAAAGCGCATTCAATAATATCACTATTTGATGCTCTACCAAGAGCAATAACCCAGTCTGCATCATAAGCAATCTGTCTTGACCAAGCGGTCTGACCAAGCGTAGGAACCCCACTAAGATCATTAACATCGTCTGGCGTAGCAGATGAGATAGCAATGATTGGGACTTCTTCACCAATAGCCATAAGTTTAAGTTCTCTTGAAAGGTTCTTCATTCGTACTGTTTCATTATCTGACTTCTGATTAGGAGCCATCAACTGAAGGTAGTCAACGATTACAAAGTCTGGCTTGTACTGGTCAATCTTTCCACGAAGCACTGAAGGGTTAATCTCTCCACCCTGATCGTTTGAAATGATATGGAACTCTGGCTTACCCTGTAAATGCTTAGCATGCCAAGCCTTAAGAGTATCTAGTTCAACATCTCCATTGCTTAACTTTCTGTGAGACCAAAGTCCTTCACCCATAATAGTAAATACACGATTACGAACTTCTGTTTCTGACATCTCAAGAGAGATTACAAGGGGTGTTCTACCCTGCTTCCAGGCCTGTACAGCGAAGTACAGAGCCATCCAAGACTTTCCTATACCTGGGTATGCTAGAAAGACTCCTAACTGCCCTGGCATAATTCCAGAAGGAAGATAGTTATCAAACCCTGGTAGGTTAGTTTTAATTCCAACATGACCTGCTGCTTGCTGAACCTTTAGGTTTTCAAAGTATGCTACTGCTGATTCAAGATCCGTAACATCAATGTCACGAATGGCTGCAGTATTCTTTTTTAACTCAGATGTCTGAGTAATTAAATCATTTAGAGCAATAGTTCCCTGATTGTTTTGAACATTTCCTGCTGCTGATCTTAGAATATCTTTAAGGCTGTCATTTAGGTACTCACCCTGCAACTCTTCAAGGTGGTGCTTGGTTGCTCCTACATTTGCTATTGGGGCAAAGTCTCTAAACTTTTCTGTTACAAGTTCTGCAGGTGGTAAAGACTTATTGTTTTCAAAATAGAGTCTGATGAAGTTCCAGATATCTCCGTGAGTTCTTAGAAGGTTATCAACATTTGCCTGCAGAAGTATATGGATCTGCTTATCTTGAAGAACTGCAGTAATTAGTTTGGACTCTGTATTATTCACTTAGCCACTCCTTTGCCATTCTTCTACGCTCTGCTCTCTCGTTGTCATCTCTGCTTTTATCTTTTTGTGCTTGTAAAATCTTTTCTGCATTATATGCAAAGTAATTCCAAGATGGATTCTCTGCAACCTTAAAGTAATACTCAAGTATATCGTAACACCCTGAAATTCCGTATGATTCAACTAGGGCATCTGAAGCCCACTGTTCTACATTTAGATTAAGGGATGGCTTTGATTCGTACCTTGCGGTATGATACTTGCTGTATCTTGAAAGCAAAGCCATACGGTCTTTGCGCTCAGCCATTATTCGTTAATCTCTGCCTTTGCTTCGTTAATCTTATCAGTCAGTTTATCTTCAACAAACTTGTAGACTCGCTCAAAAGCCTGGTCTGCAGTTTCTCCATTACGTCTTGTGTCAACTACCCCAAGGTCAAGCCTTAGCGATTGAAAGTTTCCTAGGTTAAGCGTGTATCCAAGTGTAACAGATACCTTTGTGTCTTCGTTTTCCATTTCATACCCTTCGTTAAATAGACTCGCTCCAAATTGGAACAAACTGTCCGTCTTCTGTTCTTCTATATGTAAGTATACCATCGCCCATTCTTCGTGTCAACTCTTGTTTGCTAGGCGTAATATCATTTGTTATTAATTTGTCTTTTCTTGGCCTACCAATATGGTATGTAGCAAGTATATCACGTATCTCTTTTACTTGCGATTCTGAGTAATATGATCTTACTTGGAATCCTCTGGCCCCACCCTTTTGAGATCCCGTTGGAAATGGGATGACTCCTCGTTTCATTAGTGATGGCATATATTTTTTATGACGATTAACTAAATCAGCAGTCTCTCTAACGGTATAGGCCCGTTCTCTTTTCTTTTTAAAATCAGAAACTAAACAACTTTCAATTTGATCTTTTGTGATATTATAAACAGACATTATTCCATTAGATTTATTTAAATGGTGCACTCGAACTAGGTCTCCATTTAAAAACCAGACCTTTTTATTCCCTGGAATTACAGGGAGGACATTGTAGCCTTCGCTCTCGATACTTCCCTTTTTAATAGCCATAAACCCTCCGCAGAACTTGTTGGTGGATTAAAAAAATCTCTTGATCCACAAGCCATGCAATATGTCTCAAGGTGTCCGATTGTGCTGTATTGTCTGTCAAGAAACATTCTGCCTTTACATTTTTTACATTTTAGCATTAGTTTGGTATACCAATGATAATTAAGTTAACATTAAGAGAAGCATCTCCAGATGTGTTAAACTTAACAAACCCAGTAACAGAAGACGTAGATGGATCATTTAATATTAAAGATACGCTTGCTCCAGCAGGAGTTTGTCCTACGTTTATTGGGGTAGCAGTAACAATTGGGGGGAATCTAAACTCTCCTGTAAATGAATGTGAAAAAGAAATTTGCTCACCAGGGGTAACAGACTTGCTACTTGCAACTTTAACAAGTGCACCAATAACCCTAACCTCTGTAACCTTTCTATTTTGTGGACCGTTGTCTGCTGTCTGAACAGTTACATAGTCATAGGTTGCTGGAGAGACCTCTTTTGATAACTCGTTGACTGCTTGGGCTAACTCATAAACATATGCTACATCTAGTGGTTGTCCACGCTCAGGTAAGGGTATTTTTGCCATACTATAATTATACCACTATCGGAGTTTCTAAAGTAAAGATTGCTGCATCTGCAGAATAATTCTTAGGATAGACAGGTACCTGAACTGCAACCTGAAAGGAAGTTACTCCAGATGGAACAAGTATTCTAAGCGATGTTGCAGGTACGGTTTCAAGGTGAACCCACTTATCATTAGTTAGATTAGTCTTAATGTACACATCATATTCTTTAAAGATAGATGTTTCAGTCTCACCAGGATCACTTGAAGCCTTGGGATGTTGCCAAACCATGGTAATTACCTTCAATTGTCCTCCTGCAACTCCAACAGAGCAAGGTACTTTGGGTATAACCCCATTTGGTAAAAAGTAGTATGGAGACCAGTGAGAGGATCTATTCTTGTCATTTGATACCACTCTATACCTAACAAAATACCCTAGCCTACTTAAACTAAGAGATGGGAGATCTTCTTTTAAGACTATTGCCTTTTTGATTTCTTTGTCTGGCTCAAGATCGGTCAGTGCCATTACATTACATCCAAGCCAAACCTAAACTCAATGTGGTTTGAACTGTTTGCAATTTTTGTAACTGGCCTTGAGTTTAGACTTTTTACAACTGAATATCCAGTTAATCCATAAATTGGATTTTGATTTTGTGTGTTTTCTAGCCTTAAAGCATCTAGACAAACATAGAATTCGTCTGAAATAAACACCTCTTCTGTGACTTCATTCTTTTCTGTTACTGTGACATACGCTTTAACTACATCTGCATTTTTCCAAGTAAATCCAGAACTCCTATTTAATTCTTCAAACTTTGCAACAGAAATAAAATATCTTTGATTTTCAAAATCTACGTCTGGATCAGTACTGCTTAGTACTGTTTCAAACCTTGCGTACTCTCCAACGTTGTAGACATCTCCCTCTGCAAACTCTAGAATAATTCTTACATCGTGAGGCTGTACATTTCTTGTAGAGTCTTTGTTTATTACTGAGAAGGCTAGCCTTAACTCGTCTTTTGGTGATGACTTATCAAAATCTAGAGTTGCTCCTGTTAATACTAGGTGAGGGGAAAGAGCAGTCCCTAGCGTAAGTTCATCAGTAACTGGGTCTATCTCAATATCTGAAACATCTCCTCTAAGGACTACAATACTATTTAAAAACCTAGAACCTTCATACCTGTTTGATCTAGTTGAATTTGTAAAGGTTGGGTTATCTGCATTTGTTATAAATGCTTTGCTAGTTGTCTGAATGTCTCCAGCAACGTCTAATCTAGTTTCAATTGGAACAAGGGCTGTATTGTTATACTTCCAAGTTTCATCTTTATTAAATAAAAAGATTGATCGGCTATCGTTAAAGTTTGCACTTGGGTTTGATCCCGCAGACCAAATGCCAACCTCTGTTATATCATATCTGTCTAGCGTTGGAAGTTCTCCAGTAAAGACAATCTTAGATACTCCGTCTTCAGTAACGTATCCTCTTGATGTTACTGGTATTCTAAACATCTCAAAGTCCAAAGATTCTTTTGCTCTCATAGCAGTCATCTCAGCCTCTGAAAATGTATAAGAAGATGATACTGGTTTGGCTCCACAGCCAATTGCAATATATGAGGCATAGGCTGGTGCCTGACCTACAAGGTATTTTGCCAGAATTGACTGGCCTGTATTAGTTATCATTTTTACTCCTAATTAGTAATTGTATCATCAAAATACCCCCCTTGGTTGATTATCTCTATCTCTACCTGCTCTTCGTCTTCTAGGTTAACAAGATCAATTAACAGGTTGCCTGAGCCTTGCTCAAGGTAGACTATGGACCCGTTACTTCCATTACCGTATTTAGGAATCTTGTCTTCAAGTTTTATTGAAAAGTTCTTAAACAAAACATCTGATGTGCCACCAAGTTTAATTATATTATTAGAGTTATATTCAAGCATGATATTTTTTAGGTTTTTAACAATGCTATACATAATGTTTTGTCCATTTATAGCATCTGCCCTGGAAATATTAATTAGTTCTTGTCCACCAATATCTTGAAATATAATCTCAAACATAGCCTCATATGCTATTGGATCATTTAAATCATCAACGGCATTAGGGACGGCGACCTTGGTTGAGTTGGTTTGAGTGCTTCTACCAAAGTCATTAGTCCAGGTATAGGTATATGTTGCTTGATTTGCAGTTGCATCTGTAGCCATTACAATACCTCACTTAAAAAGACAGACATCTCTGGTCCGTCTTTTGATTTTGAATATTCTATATTATATACTACGAACCTAGAGCCAACAGATCCAGCCCTATTAATATTTTTTTCAACATAGTCTACTTCCACGATATCTCCTAGTTGAATCATAGGGTTTGCAAATATTTTTAAACCTATTGACTTTCTTGGCTTTGTTATTTTTTTAACTAACCAGGACATTAGGTTTTCAGCAGCATCGGCTGATTGTACGTATGGAACATCTAAAGAAAAATCTTTTTTTCCGTAAAGCATTCTGCTTGCTTTGATATCTTCATAGTTTTTTGTAACTTTATTAACAGCAGTTATAAGACCTGTTGAGTCAAACTGTGGGTCTGAAAGATTGCTATTTTTTGAAAAGTAATCATCAACACTATAGTTGTTTGTGGACTGATTTGTAAAGGCTATACCTTGAACTCTTAAATAACTTTGGCTACTTGAGTCTAAACTTAGTGTTGTATCTGTTGTATTAAAAATTAAAAACTCTGCTCCGTATGATCTGGCTCTGAACCCAGATACAGCATAGGACTTTAACTTATTAAAGGTTGGAGATAACTGTGCGTACAGTGCTGGATATGCTAAATCATATCTAAAATTAAAAGATGCTGCTTCTCTCATGATGGTACCAAACTCGTCAAAGTAGATACTAAACTTGGGAGGTTGGGAAGAACTTATGCCAGTCAGATAGGCAGCCTGGACAGCCCCACTCATTGAGTATTTTCTAAATGAATCTTGAGCACTTATTCCAGAATTACTAAATACATTTGCAACTGGAGTATCTAGTTGAAATGATGTGTTTTGAGAATAGTTATTTGCTAAGGCATAAACATTTTCAAACATAACTCTAGAAGATCCTCTAACAAAAAGTGCAAGGTTGTTATATACCTTTAATGGAGAATCGTCAAAAACTGTAGCAATAAGATTGTCGTTTAGATATAAGAAAAACTTTCTTTTTGATCCAATATCCTGGTACTCTACAGAAAGATCGTAGACAGTTGGATTTTGTTCTGCTGCTACTCTATACTGACCCACGAACTGTCCGCCATCTACAATGATGTTCGCAAGACCTTCATAAAGAGTAATAGGTATTGCAGGGCCTGACAAATTTGAAGTTTCTGCTTCTAATTTATAGAATAATACATCGTGGACATTTTGTCTTGCAGAATCATTTACCTTGGTTGCATCTAAAGCAATTATTTCAAAGTAGTATCCAGCATTTGTTTTTGGGTCAACCATGATTGCAATACCACCACTGCCTCCTGCAATTGTAATTTTTTCATCAGCAGTCTTTCCTTGTACGGTATAAAGTTCTGAAGGTCCAACTGGAGTTTGTCCATTTTTTTCGTTATCTTCAATTCTTCCAATAACTCTAAGCCTTGTTCCAAAATGTTTAAAATTATTTGAAAGTGGCTTGTAAACATAGGACAAGAAGTTTGCAGGAGTATCTGTTGTTTTAAAGCCTCCGCCATTCATAACAAGAGCGGAAGACTGTGTTGTCCCGCTCTGAGTTGAAAGCATTTTATTTACAGTAGACTCTGAAATATATTTTGATGAAAAATAATTTTTAATAATTCCATTTCTGGTTGTCTTTAGGGCAAAGGTGTTGTTAACTCCAGCAGCAACATTTTTTGTTGTTGGTGGAACTGTCTGATCAAATTTAAAAAGATACTTAGCATCCATCTCAACACCACGGACGTTGTCATTGTTTGACCAGTATGGGTTTAGGCCAGCGTTGTGTTCTGAGATGGTGGTTCCAAACTGTGCTCTTCCGTGTTTGGCAACTTCTCCATTTTTTAACTTAGACAAACCATCTACCTCTTCATAGTTTGGTTCAGAGTAGATTCTTAAAAGTCCTGTAGGGTACAGTTTCCCATTAAAGGGCAAAGAGGCAAAGTAAGTGTCATACTCACTCTTAGAGGTTATCCACACATCCCCAGTTCCAGAAATATTATATTGAACTGCATCAAACTTTATAATCTCTCCGTTGGCATAAAAGTAACCATTATACCTACCTAGATAATATATGGCTTCTCCAAGGTCCATAGTATTATTAATTATTCTTCCATTAGATACCGTTGGAGCAACGGCTGATAAATAAGAGTTCAATGGGATTGCACTAAGATCATAGGTGGAGTTATTCTGTACCTCTTGGTTTATTGATTTTGTGCTTTCTTCCCCAGAAACTTCCCACAAAAGTACTGGCTTGTATATATACATTCTTTCCTGTTCAAGCATCTGGGCTGCTTTAATGGTTCCAACAGTTCTTTCTATATGTCTTGTTGTGTATGATATTTGTCCAGCATTATAGACTTCGCTATCTTGACTAGTCAGTTCCATGATGTTTGCAAGTTTAGGCTTTGTGTCTTTATTTTTAATTACTTCTACCTGTGCGGAATCTGAAGATCCATATAAAGTTAAATCTGTAGGTCTTTGTGCTGCAGTTGGCATAATAAAATCTTTACTCATCATTATAAAATTATTATATTCGTCAAAGAACATTGCTGTTTGTGTTGAAACTGCTAGGTCCTGCAATATTTGAGCAACGCTTTTGTCTGGTGGAATAAAGAAGTATGGAATAACCATTTCGGATTCTCCTTCCACTCTTTTAAATACATAATTAGAAAATCCAATAGAGTCTAAAAGTAAAGATACAGCAGCGCTAACAGATGTGTTTGTTGACAATATCTCTGGTGCAGTTTGAGATTCAAAATAGAAGTACAGATCTCTTAGGGCGAGAGAGACCACCTTTGACTGGTTATCAACCTTTGGAAATCCGTCAGAGTACATGGTTTTTATAGGAACATAATAGTCTATGAGTCTTGCATCTGTCAAGACTTCATAAAGTTTTATTTGAATATTTTTTATATTTTGATTTGCAATAATACTAAGAGTGTTGTTTTTATTAAATGCATCATCAAAATCAAAAAATGTTATATTACCAGTTGATGCAAGAAGTTGTCCAACTGGCATTCCACTTTGTCCTAAATCTGAGGCACTTTTATTTAAAGAAAAGGATGTTACTCTATCTGATAAGTCAGCAGTAAGTCTAGGGGAAAACTCAATGAGATCAAAGGATGCGTCAAACTTCTTCATGCTGTCAACAACAATTCTAATACCAGAGATGTACTCAAACTCTTTATACTTTAGTTCTCCTCTTACAGTATAACTTGTTGGGTCTGTAAGTTCTGTAACAAAATTAGTAAAACTATCAACGACTGGCTCTTCAAACTTCCACCCATAGTTTGGAACAAATATCTTCCACTCATCCTTATACCAGATATGATATTCTCCAATATCCCCAGAGTTTTCAACAATAAGATATGCATCTCCTTCTCTTGTTCCCACTGGGGGCCTAAGAGATAAAGAGGATAGTTCTCCACGATAAACAAATACTTCAGAATATATTTTTGGCAAGATCAATCCGTAGGCTAGTTCCACATATCCATCTGATTGAATTATTGGGGTTCCATCTTTTCTTTTATCTTGATCATTAAATGAAACTGCATCTACCCAGTTATTATTTTTTAATACTTGAACCTTCCAAACATTTGGAGTTGTTTGATTTAGTTCTCCAAAGTACGGGTCAGGAAAAGATCCTGACTTATTTGTATATCTTCCAGAATCGATGTCTCCAATATTTGTCTGCATCTTTACAACAAGTCTGTTTGCTGGAACCTTATCTTTATACACAACAAATGGGGCAGCATCTTCAATCATATGCCTTCCGTTCATTGTCTTTGTAGCCGTTCCGTACTCAATACCATTCTCAGTTCTAAACGATGTCCAGTATTTGAATGGATCATTCTTGTCTGCCATATAATATCTTGGCTTTCTTGCCATATTTATGTCAGGGTTATGTAAAAACTTTCCACCCTGAAACACTGCCTTATTAATTCCAGATCTTGGTCTAAAAGGTTTTACGCAATCCTCTAGTGAGTATAAAAGTTTTAACTTTTCTTTTTTGGGGATAAGGTTAAACGGTAGATCGTTTTTATCAAACCCTCCATCAATAACAACATCTGCATCTGTTGCTCCATAATAAAATGCTGGGGATGAAGTTTTATTTTCTAAAACAAATGTGTTTGGAATAGTTCTATAGATAGATCCTGCATCATATGGGCGGTATCTATAATTTCCAACTGCTAAAATATTTGTAGCAATATTCATGTTCCATTCAGCAACAACCAATGACTGTGTTTTAATAGAAGAACTTGTCTCTATGTGCTTTAATAAATCTTTCTCTTGAAACATTATGCCTCTTCCAGAGTTAAAGATACATTCCAGAAGTCAAAGTTAAGCCCACTTCTTTTTTGAACTGAATAACTAAAGTCTGTAAAGAACATCTCAATAACTTCATTATACTTATTTGTATTTGCAAACCTTTCATCTACATTTGTAGTTTCAAAGACATCTTTAAAGTTCGTGTATTTGTCATAGGCAAGATAGACCCAAAAAGATCCACTGTGATTTTTATACCAGTCAAGGAGTTCTACTCCACCTGCGCCACCGTCTGTAGTAAACTCTAAAGGGTTTGTTCTTATCTCTGGGATTATTGCCATGTTTGGATTTCCATTAGCATCAAAGCCAGCATAAGTATCGAATGCTCTAGATGGCAGCATATCCCAAGATACTGTTAATGTTAGTTTATCTGCAGTATGATAAGATCTCATACGGCCATTTATCATTCTCTCCCGTTTTTCAATTCTGGTGGTCTTAAAGTCTATGGGTGACCTATTGTTATCAGAAAGGATTATGAACTCGCCATAGCCATCCACAGAGGCTCCTAATGACCCAATCTCGTCTCCTTCAGGGATGTGAAAACCATCTACCTTGATACCTTCGTTATCTGCAAAGAGGATCCCTTGGGGTCTTTGATATTTCTTACGACCTGCCATATATGCATTAGTTGCCATTAGGTTCTAACTCCTCTCATCTTTTGTGCGTCAACGCTCTTTATCTGAGCAATGACGGTTCTTGCAATTTCATCTGGATTTGATTCAGACTTAACATTTACGCTAATACTATAATTATACACTGAGTCGCCTGCTGCTTGGCCATTATTCATTGCCTGCATTTTTCCTATACCGTGGGACTGTACGGCAAACTTATTCATTACAAATTCTCCAGGAGTAAGCATGGCTGGTACTGTATCAGTTCCCATGCTAAATCTCTTTTGTGCAAACTTAGAAGAAACAAGACCACCAGTTGCATAACCCTTCCAGGTAGGATAATCTTTACCAGAGTTATAGGTATTTGCACCAGTTGGAGTTGTTACGTAATTCTTTCCTCTTTCAAAGTAAAAATTAAAATCTGAAGCCTTATATCCAGCATTTTTTAGTAACCATCGTCCTTTTGCCCCTTGATCAGACTTAGAATCCATGTCCTTTGCAATCTGCTTGTATGCAGTATACAGGGGAAGAATTTTCTTGTATGACTCAGGGTCATCTGTTTTAATTTTTTCTGGATCAAATGTTAATATAGGAAATTGAGACTCTGTGTATCCTCTATCAATTTTTACTTTAGAGTAATTATCTCTTGCTATTTTAATTTTAGACTTATCTTCTTCTATCGAAGCATTCAGTTCTCTTAGTGCTTCTAGAACTGCAACAACATCTTTTGGAAGAGCACTTTTTGCTTGTGATGCTGCTCTTGTTGCAGCAGTTGAGTTACTTAGGTCTGCAACTGATGTCTGACCTTTGGAATTTACACTTGTTCCGTATTCTCTATATTCGTTTCTTATCTTAGAAAGTGCCTCAAGTTCTTTTGCGATTGCTGCTTTATCTTTTGCTAATGGAACTAATGCTTTAGCATTCTGAACATACTTATTATGCATTTCATCAGTTATGTTAGGGTCAAGACCCATACTCATCAGAGCACCAGATTGATATGCTGCGGTATACTTGCTAGTTATAGATTTAAGTTTTGTATTAAATTCAGTTTCCTTTGCTGCTCTCTTTGTTGCCAGGGCTGGAGCAGTTGTTGAATAAATTGCATCTTTTACAAAAGTTCTTGGTGCATCAATTTTCTGTGTTGGCATTATTGGAGGAGTAATTTTTCCCGCTTTTGCTGCTGCATCTGCTGCAGCCTTTGCGTCTGCTTCCTTCTTTGCCTTTGCTTCTGCATCCTTTTGTGCTTGAGTTTTTGGTATGATGCTTCCTCCACCACCACCAGTTGTTCCGCCCCCTGAAGCACCCCCTGTTCCTTTATATGTATATAGTTGTTTAGAGTCTTTTGCTTCTGCGTTGGCCTCGTCATAAATATCTTGTGCAGCATTATCGTTAATATTGTTGTAGTTTATATTTGCATTATCAACTTTTGAATTTGGTTCTGTTACTGGTGCAGCAGGTGCCATCTTTTGTTTAGCAACAAGTGCTTGATATATTTTTTCTGCTGCATAAAAATCTTGTCTTGCCATTGCTGCAGCGTGTTGAGTTTTAAGTGTTTCAACTTCTAGGTCATATGCCTTTTTCTTAATATCGTATTCTGCTTGGGCTTGGGCTATTGCATTCTTACCAACCCTAATAGCATCAAGGGCTGCTTGTTCATTTTCTTTTAATAAGTCATGGGTTTTCTTTCTTTCTTCTTGCATTTCTGCAGTTCCAAGACCCTTTGTTTTATCTCCAGTAATATCAGAATACTTCTTCATTGTATCTGATATCTTGTCCCAACCTTCTTCAATCTTGTCTGTTGAAGCAAGCATTGTACCCATAAGCCTATCGAAGTCTTGTCCAGCAAGTGCAGATGCTTCAATCTTTGCACTAACAGCATCCCAAGCATCCTTTGTTTGTCCAAGAACTGTTATACCAGAAACTAATTTTTCTATCTTACGTTCATCCGTTGCAATATCAAAACTGTTTTTATCAATCTTGTCCTGCTTTTCTTGTACTTTTTGTTTGAATGCATATATTTTATCTTCTTCTGCCCGTATAGCAAGTTGTCTTGCTTCACGATCTTCTTCAAGGGCATAGATTAGTTTGTTTTTTTCTTCTATTCTGTCTAAAATTTCTAATCTTGTGAGTAGTTCTTTTGATCCGTCTGGATTAATTACTTCTGTCTCTGCTCTGTTTTCTAAGTCGTATATTGTTTGAGCATTTTGATATTGTCTTTCAGTGATCTCGTCTTTGCTTAACCCTGAGTCTCTTCCTCTAAGATTATCAATCTTATTCTTACGAGATAGTTCTAAAGCCTTTGAAGCATTCTCTGCATTACGGGCTGCTTGGGCTGCTCTTATAGCCTGGACTGCACGGGCTGCTGCACCAATGTCTCCCTTTGATAAAGCATCTGCTAAATCAAGTTGTTCCTTTTCTTGTTCAACAATCTGACTCTTAATCTCTGAAACTTTAGACAGAGCCTCTGCCTGTTCATCATACCTCTTATTGATTTCTTCTGCAGCATGGTTCATTATTTCCATGTCGTTAGACAGGATTGTATTTTCTGCATTAATGTCTGCTATTGGATCTTCAAAGGCAAGTTTAATAACATGTTGAAGATCATTTATTTCTTCTTGATATGCCTCAAGGACTCGAGTAACTTTTATCTCTAGTTCTCTTGATAATTTTTCGATAGTCTGCTCAATTGGTCTAATAGAATTAATGGTAATGTCTTGAATTTCAAGTTGAAGATCTTCATTTACATCTTTAAGTTTTTTAATATTTGCGACCATTGACTTAGACGCTGCACTAGCACCAGTTCTAATTAGTGATTCCTGAACTGAGAACATCTTGCTAACAAGTTCCATACCTGGTGCTGCTGCACCCGCAAAATCTCCAGCATTAAACTTGCCACGAATTTCTACAATCTTTTCATCTTTTATGTTCTTTAGGTAATCAGAAATGGCCTTTGAATCTATTTTGCCATCTTCTAAGTCTTTTATTAATTGCTTTGCTAGTGCTGGATCTTGAAGTACTGTCTGAATATTTTCAACAGACATACCACTCTGCTTAAGTGCTGCTGCTAGTTTTGGAACAGCAGTTGCCTTAAACTCCATCTCTTCATTCTTTTTTAGAAGGTCAGAAATAACTGCATACTTTGCTGTTGCATCTGCTGCTAGTTTTGCATCTTCAGCAAACTTCTTTAGGTCTGGTCCTTTTATTTGGCCAGATGCAAGTGCTGCTGCAAGGGCTTCATCTTGTAACATTTCTAGAGCAGTTGCAGTATCTACGCCTTCTGCCTTTAGTTTATTAAATGCTTTAAATTGATTGTCAGTATTTGTAATAATTTCTTTTTGTGCAAGATTAAAGTTTTCTAGAGGGGCTTCGTTATATGCTGCTACGATTGTCTTAGAAGTTTCTGACAAACCTACAATTCTTGACTTGTCATATACGATGTTACCCTTTGCATCTTTAACAACTTTACCCGTCTTTTTATCTTTCTTAGGGGCGTATGTAAATGCTCCTGCTTTTTCTAACTCTTTAAATTCTTCTGGATCTAGTCCTGCAATATAGTCTCTTAATTCTTTTGGAACCTTTAGGCCAATAAGTGTTTGCTGAACACCCTTAAACATTTCAAACATAGAGGAAACATTTTTTCTGGCTTTTGCTCCTGCCATTGCTTCAATCATTGACTTTAGCGGTTTTGTTGCATCAAATGATGCATCTCTTGTCATCTTAATACGCATAGCAAGATCTTGTAAAAAGTCGTAAGGATCGTCTTTCTTACCCTTGTCTGTAGGAGTCTTTGCTGGGCCTGCGGGATTGCTTACTATCCCAGTTGACGTGATTGGCTTAACCTTTACAATAGCCCTTGATGCTGCATCAAGTGCCATGTAGGATGCTTTAAACTGTGCAACAGATGCTGTAAATGCAGCAGTGGTTGTTGCAACCCTTCCGTTGGCTTGCTCAATAAGTGTCATCTGACGTGCATACTGTTCTGCTTCTAAAGCCCTTTGAGTATCGTTTACCATTCCTTCATAAGCGAACTGGGTTTGAAGTTTTTGCAAATATTCTGCCTGCTGGTCTAAAGTTAAACTATCAAACTCTTGCTTTCTTTTTGTGTTCTTTATTAATGCATCTACAGTTGCAGATTCTATAGGTCCAAGTTTTCTAACCTTCTCAAGGTCCATCTTCTTGTCACCATTTTTTTCTTGAGCCTCTTTTAGTTTTTCAATACCCTCCATTTGAGTCTTAAGTCGTTCTACTCCCTCTAGACCAACTGTTGTTAATAGAAGTTCCATATCAATTGTAGTTCCATCTAGAGCCTGAATTCCCTTGAGTGTTTCCATGATTGCATCATACTCTGCTGGGTTTTGCTTTGTTAGTGAGATCTGTGTAATAAGTTCAGTTGCTTTTGCTTTATTCTCGTATCCTGCAAACATATTAAGAAGTTCTTTTGTTTTTGCTGGGCCATGTATTTCAACGCTTGCGTCAAACAATAAATCAAACTTGTCTAGTTGACCAGAGAATAGTTCTATGTAATTGTTTGCTTCTGTTGGACTTAATACCTTACTTCCAACAAGCATTTCCATTTTTGCTTGGAAAGTTTGTGCTGTCTTCTGATCTGCTAATCCATTAGAAAAAGCATTATCTCCAAACTCTTCTGTTGTATTTAAGAATTTCTTTGATGCTTCTTCCTGGTCAGTTCCCTTGTATGTTGTTTCAAGTTGAGTTCTTGTTGCGTCAAAGTAGGCATCTTCTTTGGCTGCTTGGCTTCCCCATACTGAAGCACTATATACTTTTTCAAAACTTTTTGTTTGTGTGTCAAGTTGTCTAAGCAACTGGGCATTCATTAATATTGAATTCTCTAGGTTTGCAGCATCTAGTGCTGCAATCTTTCCTGTGATTTCTAATTTCTTTTGTGCGTTAGTTGTAGAGGCTAACTCTGCTTCAAGTTTTTTCTTTTGAGTTTCATACTCAATTTGAATTTGATCTGCCATCATAGTAGCCATTTCAATATTATTCATATTGTATGCTGCGACTGTTGCAACATTTTCTCTTGTGTTTCCAGTTCCTTCTGAAATATCTGTTTCTGTTTTTGTTACTCTTTGATTAGCATTGTCTAGAAGAAGAAGTCTTGTTTCAAGTGGGTTGTCTTTTAGATTTTTACCATCTGGCCCAAGTAGTGCTCCTAGTTGTCCAATAACCTGCATTTCAACTTTTTGATCCTTTACCTGTAGTGCAAGTTCTGCAGCAATACTGTTTGCTGCTTCGGCATCAAGAACTCCATCAGCAACTGCTGTAGCAAGTTTTAAAGATAAATCATTTATGGCTTTATCGTTTCCAAATTTTTTAACATTGTCTTGGAATAGTTTCTTTTCTTTTTTACCAGTATCTGTGCCTAAGAACTTCTCACCAAATGTAGTATCAATTTTAATTGATTCGTCATACTTACCGTACTGGCTAGTCTGTCTACGCTTATCCATAATTTCAGAAGCGCCAACTCTACCACTCATCTCACCTATTGATTTTAATCCATCTCTGGTTGCTGATAAGTCTTTTGCAAACTGTGCTGCCTTTGCAGCCATTTGATTAAAGTGCTTATTAAGCATATACGCTCCAGCGCCTAATGCTACAACTGCTCCTACTGCAAGGCCTATTGGTCCTGTACCCGCAATCATTGGGGCAAACTGTGCAACTGTTGCTGCTGTTCCTAGTGCTGCTGTAACTTGTGGAGGGGCTCCTGCCATACCTGCAACCATAGTTGCTGTTCCTAATGCTCCTGCTGCTTTACCAGAAAACTTTCCAACCTTTTCTTTACGCATACCACGTTTCTTTTTAGTTACCTGCTTTTGAGTAAGAGTTGTTGGTTCTCCTGTTTCTGGGTCAAAGATAAACTGTCCCTTTTTATTTCTTGTATATCCAGTTTGCCCTGGGTCGTCTGGACCATTAGTTCCTGGGTCTCTACCCATTACTTCATCATAGGCTTCTGTATAACTAGGAGCGTCGGTTCTATCAAAGCGTTTAGTATCTGACTGTGCTCCGTCAGGAATAATTGCACCTGGATCTTTCATTCGTGCAGCAAGTTCTTGTCGTCCCAATTCTCTTATCTTGCGCTTGTCTTCTTCAATGTCTCTATTTATGTCAGCAATGTTTTCTGAAGAACCTGCAATATCATCTTGTGCTATACCTGTTGTACCTGTTGACTGAAGAACATCATTCATATTTCCTGTAGTAGCATCTGTTATCTGTGCACCAGTTAAAAGGTTTCCTGCAGTTTGTGTTTGAGCATCAACGGCTTCTCCAGTTACATTTGCAAGTTCATCTGTTTGTTCTGCTACTAGTAGTGTTGAGTCTGCTGTTTCATCTGTACCCTCAACAATTCGGCGCATGCCATCTCCCGCTTCAACGGTTCCATTAGACATAACCTCCTCTGCTTTTTTAACTTTGGCTGGGGTTTTAACTGGGTCTTGAATTATTTGTTCTGAACCTTCACCATCAGCCTCAAGTTGGGCTGCTACAATCTCTGCTTCTGCTGCTTTTATTCTTGCTTCTGCTGCTTTAATTTCTGCTTCATCAGCAAGTTTTTTAAGGGCTTTAGCATTTTCAGCAGTGTGCATGTTCTTGCCACCTTCACGGGCTGCGACCTCTTCCCATTTTGCTGCTTCAGTTCTAACCTTTGCTGCTGCTGCTTCTGCGTCAGAGGCTTCCTTATCTAGCCTATCTGCTTCTTGACGAGCCTTACCAATATTAATAGTGTTACCCTTAATAGTAACTCTTGATTTACTTTCATCATGAATCTGCTGAACAACTTGTGATTGTGCTGTTGCAGCCTGTTCTGTACTTACCGCTAAATCTTCTGCTGCTGCTTCAGTCCTTGCTGTTAAAGCAACTGTTGAAGAAGGTCCTGATGGTGGTGTTACTGGGCCACCACCTACAGTTCCTGTGGCTCCACGCTTTCTTCTTTGTCTATCTTGTGATTTAAGTATTTGTCTTTCATCACGAAATTCTGGGGTATCAATATCATCATAGAAAGCCTTGTTTTCAAGATCCATCTTGTCAACTCTTGCTTGTGTTTCTGCTGCTGTTGGTACTGCTGCATTCCCAAGTCTTGAAGATTGGGCAGTAACTTCTGGAGTTCCTTCTTGCAACCCTTCAACAATTCCATCTGCAATATCTTTACCAATCTTTCTACCTTTTTTAGATGGAGACTGATTGTCAGCACCTGCTGGACCACTTGCACCATCAATTGCTGCCTGTCCAACTTTTGCTCCTTCTGCTTCTGCATTGGCTTTATCTTCTGGTGTTACTTCAATTTTGGGTGCAGGTGTTATTATTTGTCCTGCACTAAGTTTTTCTCTATTTCTTAGTTTTTCTACAATTGCTCTTTCAGTATCTGTTACTCCACCCTTTTCTGATGCAATTGGCTCAGAATAACTTGTTCCAGCCTCTCCACTTTTTATGTGTGCAAATGTTGGTTTACTTCCTTTTTCATCTGTTTCTTCTGGGGGAGTTAATCCTCTTAGTGCATACTCTCTATCTGTATTGTCTTTTGTTTTACCATCTAAATACTCTGACATAGAGTGTCCAGGAATTGCAACTCTTTCTGTTCTTATATCGGTAATTCTTTCATTACCATCTTCATCAATTCCAGTCTCGACTCTTTTGCGGTTCATAGCAACTGCGTCTCGACCAGGATTTTCTGGTGTTCCTAAATCTGCATCAAATATTCTTCGTGCAGCAATCTTCATCTTTTCTGCTTCATCGGCAGTAATTTTTAAATCTCTTTCTAGGTTGTCTATATATGCAACCATCTTTGGGTATGCGTTTTGACCTGCTTGGCTAACATCTGTTACTCCTGGAAGTATTTCTTTTGCAAATATATTTGCCATCTCATCAAAGTGAGGGGTTAAGTGTTTGTTAGCCTCAGACCAAGTAGCAAACGACTCATCTGTTTGCCTTGCTATGCCATCAAGGGCCTGCATCTGAGTTTTCATTGATCCTGCTGTTGCTGCTTTAAACTGTTCTGTTGCTCCAGTTGGGATTAGTTCCCCATCGTCATTCAACTGAGTTTTGGCAATAAATCTAGAATCTCCTCCAGCAGTTGTTGATCCCTTAACAGCCTTACCCTGTATATTTCCTGGCATCATGATAGCACCGCCAGACATGGTCTTTGTGTTTTGCTCACCACCTGCTACTCTACCTGTATGTGGTTCAACAATTGTATATTTTGGCTTTCTTGGATGTGGGTGTTCGTGAAATTCTCCAGTACCTTTGTGATATCTTTTTACAGAATCATTTTGAAGTGCAGCAACTAACTCTGGATTTTTCTTTGCAGTATCTTTTGTAATAACAACTTCACCAGGAGTTAGTAGTGCTGGTACTGTGTCTTTATTTCCTGTACCTGGAACAACTCCTCCTTGTGCAAATTTCTTAGGTAGTCCTGCTACTGCTCCTGCAGGTCCTGGAACTGTGTTAAATAATCCTGGAGATGATTGAGCAAGGGCTCTTGCTTGACTTGCTGCTGCGCCGTAGGCTGCTGCTAATGCTTGGACTGATGCTGCCTCAACATTAAATGTAGAAATTAATTGGCTATGAGATGTATGTAAAGCATTAGATTGTGCAAGGTTTTCAATCTGCTGATTAGTTAGATACTCAAACCCTCCACCAAGAACATTGTTTGAACCATTAAGTTGAGCAACTCCACCACGAAGTTTTGCAAACAACTTAATACCATTTGCAACAAAGTTCATCAAAACACCAAATGTCATCAATAGAACTGGAGCAAGTCCTCCAACAACTCCAATAACAACTGTTATAACTTTTTTAGTTCCATCGCTTAAAGTATTAAATTTTTCTAGGATTCTTCCAACAAAACTAACTATAGGAGTTACTGCTTCTAAGAATGCTTTACCTATTGGAACAAGTTGAAGTTTAATGTTTTCCATAGACTTCTTAAACTTGTTACCAGTCATATCTTCAACCTTGCCAAGTTCTCGCTCAGACAAGATTGCTAACTCTTCAACTGATGCTCCAGCAAGTCCTAATGCTCTTGCAGCCTGTGAAGAATCTTTTGTAACGTTTTGGAATAATGTAGATAGACGTGCAAACTGGAACTTACCAAATAGTTGCTCGATTGCTCTTGCACGGTTAAGAGGATCTAGTGTGTCAAGTGCTCTAGCAAATCCTACTACAGTTCCCTTTAGGTCTCCCTTGTTTGCTTCAACAATACCAGTAAGGTTTACACCTAGTCCCGCAAGAAATTCACTAGCCTTCTTAGAAGGGTTAATCATAGAAGCAAGACCAGACTTAAGTGCGTTAGCACCTTCTGATGCGTTGATTCCACCTTCCTTCATTGCAGTCATAAAGAATGCAAGATCTTCTACGTCGCCACCTAGTTGTTTAACAACTGGTCCAGCCTTTGGAATAGCAATTGTTAAATCTTCAATAGAAAGAACAGTCTGGTTTTCTACTGCGTTGAGAAAGTTAATCTTTTTTGCTAAATCTTCAGAAGCAATTCCAAAAGCGTTTGTTAAAGAAATTGTTGTCTCAAGCGCTTGCTGTTGTTCAACTTGTCCAAGAACTGCAAGCCTTGTTGCTTGAACTATTTGAGCATTAAGTGCATCTCCAGTAAGACCCATCGCTGCTGCAGTTCCAGCCATTTCTACAGTATCTTTTGCTGCAATACCAAACTTAGTAAACTCTTTTGCAAGTCTCTGAACATCTGCAATAGCCTTGTCAGTTGCATCTGAGTTTGTCATCATGTCTCCATATACTCTGGAGAACTTTGTTATTGCCTGCTCCATTTCCATGAATGTTTTTGCTGCAGTTGAGCCTAGAATTGTAAGTGGAATAGTCAAACCAACCATCAACTGGCGACCAGCCCACTGAGTATTCTTACCGAAATTCAGGAGTTGTGTTGAGCCTTGGCTTAATAGTTTATTTAAAAATTGCTGTCTTTGTGCAGCCATTTGCATACGTGTTGCATAGTCCGCATATTGGCCATTGACCATCTTTAGGTGCTTTGGAACAACCTGAAGAGTCTTGATCATATCTCCATTTGCAGACTGCATCTGGATATACTGAGACTGTAGTAGTTTTACTCTGTCTTTACTAGCACGTGTTAATGTCTCACGCTCTTGTGCAAACATGCCTTTAAATACCTTGGTATTTTGAGTGGCTGCTGCTGCGGTGTACCTAAAGTACTGTCGCATTGACATTTGATTTTTTTCAAGTGCCTGTGTAAAAGAAGATGTACTTGATGCTACATCTTTTTGAGTTGCAACAAATTTTCCAGTAGCATTGATAGCCTGCATTAACTGGCTATTAAGGCCCTTCTGGGCATTCATTGCTGCAACGTTACCCTGAGTTAGGGTTTGATTAAAACGGCTGAGTCCAGCCTGTAACTGACGTAATTGTGCTAAGGCTTGACTGGTATCAAAATTAATACCAATATTTGCATTTACGTCAGCCAATCAGCACACCTCTTTACTTGATTGAGTTTAGAAGACCTGTTGAGTCAGAAAGTTGCATTCCTGAAGCAGCATCAATGATCTTGTAGACTGTAGGAAGATCTAGATTTTCCTCAATCGCCTCTCTGTTGTCTGCAATTGCAGGCAAGTATTGTTTAAATGCAATTTGAACACAGTCAATCAAGACATCCATTGACTTGCTGTTATCGTCTGCAACTTCTTGCAGTTTTGTAAAATGTTCCATAAAAGGCTTAAGTAGAGATATTTTTAGTGGCTTAATCTCAAACTTTGTTCCGTCAATAAGTGACAGTTGATTCTTGCTTTCTACTTCTTTAACCATGATTTCCTCCATTGTAGTTGTTTAATTATACCATAAACAGGCTTGTTTTTAATCTATTTTTTGATAGTCTAATCCCATGCCAATCCCAAATCCAGCCTTCTGTGCGCTAATACCCTGTAGTGCAACGATGTCTCTAGCATTGGCAGCCTTTCCTTTGCTAAAGACTCTGGCTTTCATTTCTTCCCAGGCATTTGCTTTTCCAGCATTCTTGTCTAGGTCAACTCCCTGCATTGCTGCAAGAAACTTCTTTTCATCGTAGTTTAGTTCTCTGCTAGTAGATAGCGTTATCATTAACTCTGGCATAGATAGTGATCCTTCTAACTCGTGGTAGTCTTTCCAAATACCCAGCAAAAATACTTCAGATTCTAACTTTGCAAGGTCAAGTTCTTCCCAAGAGGATCCACTATCAACTGCTTGTTTTTGTACTGGCTCTTCTGATTTATCATTAATCTTAATACCAGCAGTAATATCTAAAATATCATAGATGTCTTGTAGACTGACATACTCTTCTAGCATCTCTTGGGTTTGAGTAATCTCTGGTCTAAATTGCCTCATACAAATTCTTGCACACTTTGATAGGGCCACGATTGCTTCCATATCTCCTTGTGCATTTCTAACCTCATCAAAGTTGTCCATTAGTTGTCTAAGATATTTTATTTTAAGTGGGGACAACTCTATTTCTACCCCATCTTGCAGAGTAATATTTTTTGTGTTATAAACAGTTGTTGCCATATATATAGTATAACAGAAAGGCCCAGACTTATTAGGGTCTGGGCCAAACTGTATATATTAAGTTGTATTATGCGCCTGCTGGGATAGTGCGATCTACGATCTTACCGTATGATGCATTATCATTTGGAAGAAGACGGAATGATACTTCGAACATTGTCGCTTCGTCACGCTTTGCTGATACTGATACGCTCTCGATTGAAAGTGCACGGTATGCAACGTAGACACGCTCAACATTTGCTGAAGCGTCTCCAGTTCCTGGACCTACTGCAACCAAACCACGCTCAACTGGGACATCTCCGATGTCTCCTGCTGAAAGGTTAAGTGCTGCTGATCCTGCGCCAATACCAGTTCCTGATACTGCGCCTAGATCTCCATCTTGTCCTGCAATTGCAAACAAGAGATTCTCTAGTGTTGATTCTGCGAATGTAGTATTTAGGTTTACCTGCATGCCTTGCTTAAACAACTTAGCAACGTCAAGAACCTGGTCTACTGCTACTTCACCAAAATCTGGTTGGAATTGAATTTCCAAACCATTCATTGTGTATCCAACGTTACGGAACTCTGGAGTTTCTTCTGTAAGGGTATCCTTATAAGACTCTCCTGCTACGTAACCTGGAAGTGCTGCATCTGTGAGTGCGCCGTTTTCATATGTGAAAAGTGCTGCTGCTCCAACGATAATATCGTTTGAACTACCACGTGTATATGCCATGTATTTCACCTCTTTTTTTTCTTTTAGATTAAAAGGGCTTGTTTCCTCACCTTAATTATACA